ATGCAGAAATAGAAAGTGAAGAATATGAAAAACGACAAGAGCAAGCACAGAGAGTTAGTGCTTTAAAAGGCAAAAGAAGGTAAGATAGGTTTAATATTTGGTTTTTTATAGCAAGTGGCTAATTACGGAATAAATATTGATGTAAAGGTAAAGACAAGAGAATTAACTAATTTTAATTTAAAAATTAAACAAACCAATGAAAGAATTGAGAAGGCAAATAAATCATTAGAAAGATTTGTTACTGCAAGTCCAAAACATATTCCAAAAGTTAGTCAAAGTTTTAAAGATTTAACTGCAATGGTTAATAGAGCTAATGAAGCTTTTAACAAATCTACCTTGGGTACTCCACAAGCTGTAGATGCAGCCAGAAATGTTGTAAGAGCTAATGAAGAATTTAATAAAGGATTAGAAAAAAGAGCAAAACTTTTAGAACAAGTTACTTTTCAAATGAAGATGCAAAATATGGCAGCGAAAGGTATAAGGCCAGGAACAATGTACTCAGGTCCAATTGGTCCAGGACAAGCTACATCAATGTTTACTGGAAGAGTAAAACAAAATATTGCTGCCTCACAAGCTATTAGAGAACAAGGTGGTTTTGGTGCTTTTAGTGCTAGAGCAACAGAAGTTACAAGAACAGCAAAAATTGAAGCAATAAAAAGTAAGGCTAGAGATAAACATTTTAGAAATATTTCAAAAAATGTTGCAAAGATCGCAACAATTCAAACGCAACAACAAGCATCTGCTGCTTTTAGTTTTCTTCCTGGAGGAGATTTTGGAATGGCAGGTGGTCAAATTGGTCCACGATTACCTTTAGTAAATAGATTAGGTTTTGGAAAAAATGCAACTGGCGGTCCTTTTGCAATGCAAGGCGGTGCAATGGGTCGATTAAAAGGTGGCGTTGGTAGTGCATTGATTGGTGGAGGTTTTCCTGCTTTATTCGGTGCTGGTGGTATCAGTTCTGCATTTGGTGCTGTAGCTGGTGGTCTTGGTGGAGCACTTGCACCTGGTGGTGGTTTTGCTGCTTCTATTGCAGCTACTGCAATTGCTGCTCAGATAGAAAAAGCTAGAGAATTTAATAAAGCTATAGAGGATTTAAATAGATCAATAGCTGCAACTGGTGGTCAATCTCGTTTTACAGCAGGACAAGTTAATGAATTTGCAAAATCAATGAGAATGACTAAAGAAGAAGCATTAGAGGCACTCAAAGCATTTGAACAATTTGGTGCTGCTGCTCGTATTTCTTTAATAAAAGTATTTGGTGATGAAGCTACTTTTAATATGCTTGCCAGTTTCAAAGATAGTGCTTCGATTTTAGACAGAATGGATGAAATAACAAAAAGTTTAGGTTTTGAACAGGCAGGACTTGTATTACAAATTCTTGATACGCAAGGAGCAAGAGCAGCAGAAAATAAAATCTTAGAACTTACTGTAAAAAAGAATAAAGAATTAAATATGCAAATTAAAGAAAGAGTAGGAGCAGAGGGTCGTTTAAGAAAGATAAGAAAAGAACAAAGAGCAGAAGATGAGTTAAGAGTTCAACAAGAGATTAATAATGCAAGAACTATTTTAGAATTACAAACAAGAAGATTAGAACAACAAGAAAGATTAGCAATAATGAAAGCACCTATTGATGAAATGGAAAAATTATCAGATGTTCTTTTTCAAGTTGATGCTCTTGGTAAAAGTATTGGAGATAGTTTTTCTGAATCATTTAAGGGAATTGTTAGTGGTTCTATGACAGCACAACAAGCATTAAGAAATCTGTTTCAACGTACAGCAGATCATTTCTTGGATATGGCTGCACAAATGTTAGCTGCACAAATAAGATCAGGTATTTTTGGTATATTCAGAAGTTTTATGGGTCTTGGTCCTTTAGGAAATCCTCTATCAAGGGCTACAAATACAAGTGTTGCTGCTACAGGTATTCCTAGTGGTGGTGATCTATTACCTGGATCTTTTGGCATATCTTCTATAGATAGATCAATGCCTAATGTTCGAGGGTCAGGAATGTTTGGCAGAAGAGCTAGTGGTGGGCCTGTAATGGGAGGTGGTAGTTATTTGGTAGGAGAACGAGGACCAGAATTATTTAGCCCAGGTGTATCTGGAACTATTACACCAAATCATGCTATGGGTAGTACAAATATAGTTGTAAACGTAGATGCTTCTGGTTCTTCTGTAGAGGGAGATGAACAGCAAGGCAGAGAACTTGGTCGTCTTATCTCAGTTGCAGTACAATCTGAAATAATACAACAACAAAGACCAGGAGGATTACTTGCATAATGGCTGCTTTTAATGACGCAGATGTGGGAACTTCAGCTGGGGGTACAACTCCTTCTTACGGAATTAGAAAGATATCTTCACCAAGAACTAAGGTTACACGTTTTGCTGATGGATTCGAACAACGAATAGTTTTTGGATTACAACAACATCAAAATCCTAGAGTTTATAATTTAAAATTTGAAAAATCAAATGCAGACGCAGAGAAAATAGAAGAATTTTTTGATAATAGACATATAGATGCTGCAAGTTTTGATTTCGTTCCTCCTGGTGAAACTGTTACTAGAAAAGTCGTTTGTGAATCATGGAATAAATCTATACCTTATGCAGGGAGAGCTACTATTCAAGCAACTTTTAGGGAGGTGTTCGAGTAATGACAATAGATAATAAACCTGTTTTTAGTGAAATACAGAGTTCAAATCCTTCTGCAATTATTGAACTATTTACTTTGCAGCTAAGTTCTAATCTTCATGGTGAGTCTACACTATATAGATTTCATGCAGGAATAAATTTGTCGGGATTTAACAATGGAACGGTTCGTTGGAATGATCAAAATTACGAACAAATACCGATTATTGCTGAAGGGTTTGCGTATCAAAAAGGTCAGTTACCTAGACCAAAATTAATAGTATCTAACATAAAAGGAAAAATGTCAGCAATATTACTATTAGTCAATCGGACAACAAGTGGAAATGATTTGATGGGATCTACTGTCACTAGAATAAGAACACTGGCTCGTTTTTTAGATGCTGAAAATTTCCCTGGAAATGTCAATCCTTTTGGTACCCCCGATCCTGATGCAGAGTTTCCTAGAGAAGTTTATAGTATCGACAGAAAAGCAAATGAGAACAGAGAAGTAGTTGAGTTTGAATTAGCAGCAGCTTTTGATTTGGTGGGAGTAAGAGCACCAAAGAGACAATGCACTAGACAATTATTTCCAGCCTTAGGATCTTTTGTTTAATGAACTGGAAAGAAAAAGCCCTAATTCACGCACAGAAAGATAGTCCTAAAGAATCCGTAGGGTTACTTTTAAATATAAAAGGTAAGGAAGTTTATTATCCCTGCAAAAATCTTTCTATTAATGCAGATAAATGTTTTGTATTAGATCCAGAAGATTATGTTGCTGCTGCTAATACAGGAGATATTATCGCAATAGTACATAGTCACCCAACAACAGATTTAGTTTTTAGTGAAAGTGATAAAGTTAATTGTGAGAAAAGTAATCTTCCGTGGTACATAGTAGATCCTCGTACAGGTAGTTGGATATATAAAGAACCAAATGGATATGTACCAGAACTATTAGGTAGAAGATGGATTTGGGGTGTCACAGACTGCTGGAGTTTAGTTAGAGACTATTACAGAAAAGAAAGAAATGTAATTTTAAAAGACTATGACCGAAGTATGACAGCAAATGAATTTTTAGAAGATCCTCTGTTTGAAAGTTACGCATGGAGAACAGGTTTTAGAGAGTTAAGACCAGGAGAAAATTTACAGGTTGGCGATGTACTACTTATGAGTATTATGCACCCAACCCTAAATCATGTCGCAATTTATCTAGGTGACATGGTTTTACATCATTTAGCGGATAGACTTAGTTGTAGAGAGCCTTATAGTTTATGGCTGCTAAAATGCACAGCAAAAAGGTATCGTTATGTTGAAAACTCTTAAGTTATACGGTGATTTAGCTGACTTTGTAGGTCATAAAGAATTTGAAGTTGTAATTAACAGTCCTGCTGAAGCAGTGCGATTTTTAATTCATAATTTCAAAGGTGTTGAAAAATATATGTCAGATAAACACTATAAAGTTTTAGTAGACAAAGAAGAGGTAGGAGCAGATGAGTTAATTTATCCTGCTGGAAATTCAACTATTAATATTGTTCCTGTAATTGTTGGTGCAGGTGGTAGAGGTGTAGGAAAATTATTGTTAGGTGCAGTATTAATAGGAGCAGCTTTTTTAATACCTACAACAGTTCCTTACGCTCCTTTAAAATTTGGTGGTGGATCTTTATTTACAGGCGGAACAGTCTTAACTAAATCACTTGCATATATTGGATCGGCATTAGTTCTTCAAGGTGCTCAAGATTTACTGTTTCCCCTTCCTGAACCTCCTGATTTAGAAACTGATCCAAGACTTTCATTTAGTTTTAGTGGGATACAAAACACTGCTAGACCAGGAACTACATTACCTGTAGTATATGGAGAGATAGTAACAGGATCGGTGGTTATTTCGGCTTCAGTAGATACGAACCAGATACAGGTAGAGACAGAATGACAAAAAATATTCAAGGTGCAGGTGGTTTTTTTGGAGGTGGTAAATCTCGTCAGCCTTACAAAGCACCTGACACTTTAGAAAGTAAACAATTTGCTACTGTCTTAGATTTAGTATCCGAAGGAGAAATAGAAGGTTTTGCTACTCCGTCTAAAAAGGGTATAGCCAAAACAGCTACTCATTACAATACGTCTTGTTTAAGCGATGTCTTTCTTGATGGTACTCCTGTGTTTGCTGTAGCTACAGATTCAACTGAGTACTTAGCAAAAGTTCAGAGTCCAACTCAATCTGATTTTAACTTTCAAGACGTAACTTTTAAAACAAGATTTGGAACACAGACTCAAGATCCTATAAAGAGTATTGAGGATCTTAACCTTGAGAGCTCAAATCAAATAACAAGTCCAATAGAAGTTACTAATAAATTACCTGATGGATCGGTAAATCCTGGAGTTGCAAGATTTATTTCTGACACAAATCCTATAACTTCTGATGCTAGGGTTGACGCAGTTAAAGTAGTTATAAATTTTCCTTCATTACAAAGACTTGAAGATAATGGCGACATCTTAGGTTCTACTGTTGAGTTAAAAATACAACTGGCTTATTTTGGTGGTAGTAATGGTACAGGTGCTTTAAATTACGCAACTGTTGTTGGTTCTGATGCTGATTTTGACGAAGACGATGAAAACTCACCAAATGAAGTTATATCAGGAAGAAGTAGAGACTTATATCAAAAAGAATACAAAATAAATCTAGATGGAAATAATGATTTCACAAGAGTTTATGTAAGAGTCGTAAGAAAAACTCCTGACGTAGCACAAGCCGATGAAGAGAAATTTCAAGATAAATTCTTTTTAGCAAGTTTAACTAAAGTTTTTCACGATAAAAAGGCATACGAAAACTGTGCATATAACGGACTAAGAGTATCAAGTGAACAATTTCAAAGGATACCTGAAAGAGCTTATCGTATTCGTGGAATAAAAATAAGAATACCTGGAGTTAGTGCTGTTAGTGTTACTGCTAATTTTGCTTATTCTGCACAAGAGGTTACTTTAACTACAAGTTCAGATCATAATTTACGCAATGGAGATTTTATAACTGTTTCTGATGGAAATGCAGCTATTGAAGGGTTTAAACCAATCGAAACAATTAGTGGAAATTCATTTAAATATACCGTTACTGCTAACAATTCAGGCAGCACTATAAATGGGACTTGTACTTATAGAATTACACCAAATGTAGATTTAGCTGATGGAAGAATAAATTATCCTTTTGGATATGTATTCGGTGGAAGTATGGGTCCTGCTGTTTGGTGTTCATGCCCTTCAATGGTGTTGCTAGATTTACTTACCAACTCAAGATATGGATTTGGAGAATTTTTAGATCCTACTAATAGTTATACGGGTTCTGGTACGTCAACAAAATTAGATTTACAAAGTTTCGTAGCTGCTAGTCGATACGCAAATGAAATAGTAGATGGTGAAGCTAGATTTAGTTGTAATGTAAATATTCAAAATAGTAATGATGCTTTTAAGTTAATAAACGAATTAGCAGGTATTATGAGATGTATGCCTATATGGTCAAGCGGTACTCTTACTGTTACACAAGACAGACCAACCGATGCTTCTTTTCTATTTAATCTTGCAAATGTAACTGAAGCTGGATTTAATTATTCAGGTGCTAGTTCTAAACAAAGACATACGGTTATAAAAGTTAGCTTTTTTAACAATGAAACAAGAGAGATTGATTATGCAGTTTATGGTTTAGATGAAGATGATCAAGTTCAAATTGATCGTAGAAATAAGTTTGGATTAATTGAAAAGAACGTAAAAGCGTTTGGTTGTACTTCTGAAAAACAAGCTATAAGATTAGCAAAGGCAATAGTTTTTGCAGAAGAAGAGGAATCAGAAGTTGTTAGTTTTTCTACATCTATAGATGCAGGTGCTATCGTCAGACCTGGAACTGTGATTGATGTTGCTGATCCAATGCGGTCTTTACAACGAGCAGGAGGTAGAGTTACTTCGATTAGTTCAGATAATACAGAACTTACGTTAGATGACACAACTGGTTTAATATCAAATCTTTCTGGTTCAGATCAGGAGATTAGCGTGATAATGTCTGATGGAACAGTAGAGACAAAAACTATAGATGTACAAACAACAACGGATCTTCAGTTAACAAATTCTAAGCTAGTAAAAGTAACAAGTGCTTTTAATGATACTGCAACAAGAAAGGTTAATCCTAATACTGTTTGGCTTGCTAAAAGTTCTGGGCTAGTTCCTCAAAAATTTAGAGTCGTAACTATAGAAGAACAAGATGGTTGCAACTACGGTATTACTGCTATTAAATACAATGATGGAAAATATGCAAACATAGAACAAGGTATAGAACTACAAGATAGGCCAATATCGCTTTTAAACCAACCACCTGCACTGCCTACTGAATTAAATGTAATAGAAAGAATAGTTGTAATAAGAAATAAAGCTTCAAATCAAATAATAGTATCTTGGCCTAATGTAACAGGAGTTTCTCAATATACAGTTCAATATAGATATAGCAGATTAGATACTACAACTGGAGTCAGAGCACAAGATAACTGGGTAACACAAAACGTATTTAGACCTGACTTTACTATTGAAAACAGTAAGCAAGGTCGATATGAATTTAGAGTTTATTCTTTAAATGCTTTACTAACTCCATCTACTAACTTTATATTTAAAGCTTTTGAAGCTGTAGGTTTATCTGAACCACCTGCTAATGTTTCAGGTCTAGGATTTGAACCAGTTGATGATAAAAATATTAGATTAAGATGGAATAAATCTACAGACCCAGATGTTGTTCACGGTGGATTTGTTTATATAAAACATAATAGTAAATTAGATGGATCAGGTACATGGAATAATTCAGCTAACTTAATTGATGCTATTGCTGGATCTAATACAGAGGTAGTAGTGCCAGGATTTGACGGAGAGTATTTACTTAAATTTGCAGATGACGGTGGTAGATTTAGTAGAAATGCAGTATCAGTTCTTATTACAAAACCAGACACGATTCCAAAGAAAATAGCTGAAATACATGAAGAAGAAGATAATAATTTTAACGGTGCAAAAAATGGAGTTACTGTTTTTCAGACAAACAAGCTAAAGCTAACTTCAAATAATTCAACTGGAACGTACACCTTTGCATCTGATGTAGATTTAGGAGCTGATTATCCAGTAGCTATTGATCGTATTTTGACAGTAGTTGGAGTTATTGATAATTCAAATATCACACAATTAATTACTGGACCACCTGATGGTGTTACTTGGGAAAACTATGCACTAGATGGTAATTTTTCTGGTCCTTCCGCTGATCATGTTGAAGCGAAAATTTTGGTGGGTGTAAAGAAAAACTCAGCTTCGAGTTTTGAACCTTCACAGGTTTTTTCAAGTGGTATTTTCACAGGAAGATTTTTTAGGTTTTTTCTTGAATTAAAATCTACTGATCCGAATCAAAATATAAATGTGGTTGAAGCTGGATATAAATTACAGTTTGATTCTAGAACTGAATTTAGCAGCAAAGATGCTAATGGAACTGACTTGGTAACAAATAATGGAGTTAAAGATGTCACTTTCTTGTCTCCATTTTTTACTGGCTCTTCAAGTTTTACAGGAGGAACTTTTCTTCCTACAGTTGGTGTAACAATTAATGATTTGCAATTTGCTGAGACTATTCAAATTTCAAATATTACTAAAACCGGATTTAGGCTAACAATTAAGGATAAAGATAACAATACAGCCAGTGTTGCTAGGAATTTTTCATACACTGCTAGTGGTTTTGGGAAAGGAGTGTAGAATATGAAAAACAGAACTTAAAATGGCAAGACAAGATTTCGATATTGATGATGGAACGGGAGCTCAGGTTTTAGCAGACTTAAACGCAGTTTTTGATGCAATTTTATCAACTAACTCTGGTTCAGGCACACCGTCTTACGCTGTTACAGGAACGATGTTCCTTGATGGTAATAACTTAAAGATAAAAGCCAGCAATGGAATAACAACTATTGGAGATATAACACAGGCAAACTTAGGGTTTATGACCGCAGGTGGCACGACTATGACAGGTCAACTATCTTTACAACGATCCAATCAATCTGCTTCTGCCCCTGCATTGGATTTTGGAGATACTGATACAGGACTATATTCAGAATCATCTACAACTACTGTTGATATAACTGTAGATGGAACTAGAAGAGCTACTTTTAATACTGATGGATTAGCTTTAAATAGTACGAGGTTTTTACAGTTTGCACATACAAATGGCACTTTAAATTTAAAACAAGTTGTTCCTTCTAGTGGTGCAGGTACAAAGACTATTAATATTCCACATCAAAATGGCACTTTACTAACACAAGAAGATTTCGGAACTAATTCTAGTGTCACTACAATGAGTGGTATCTCTGAAATTTTTAGAGAAAATAATACATCACAATTAAATATCTCAGGTGGCTCTGGTTCAGCTTTAGGTGCAAATATTCAATTAAATGGTGGGGCTAGGTCAAGTCAGTCTGACTTTATACAACTGAGAGAGAATAATATTCCGATGTTAACAATGACAGAAGTTGGTAAATTTTTAATGGGTAGAAATAATGTAACACCAATAGGAAATGCCGTTTTTCAAGTCACTGGAAGTGATTCTGCTGATACTTCTGGCATGCCTTTTATTACGTTTAGGCATACTGGGGATGTAAGTGATGACGAAATTGTAGGTGGTTTTGATGCAGGCGTAGGAACAAATGACATCGCTCACGTTTTTGCAAGAAGAGATGCACAAGGGCTTACAGCAGGTAAACTAACTTTTGCCACGCAACCAAGTGGAGGAAGTAATACTACACGAATGATAATTACAAGTGTAGGTCATGTAAGGATAAATCAAGACACCACAGATACACCTGGTTCACTTAACACAACAGCAGGTTTTGCTTTTGAAAATGCCAACTGTCTGTATATAAGTAGAGCTAATGCTAGTCCAACATTGCAATTAAATAGCAACTCAAACGGTGGTGAAATGATAATATTTAGGAAATCTGGTATTGAACAGGGAAGTATTGAAATACAATCTGATGGTTCAGGTATTGTTATTGCAGGAGAATCTGACTATAGGCTTAAAGAAAATATAGTTGATATTGATGATGGTATTACAAGACTTAAAAAACTTAAACCTAAAAGATATAATTTTATAAAAGCTAAAGAAGATAATCCAAAATCATTTAATACGTATGATGGATTTTTAGCACATGAAGTTTTTGAAGTTTGTCCAGAAGCAGTAATAGGAGAAAAAGATGGAGAAAAAATGCAAAAACTCGATCCAACAAAATTAATAACTGTTACGGTGGCAGCTTTACAGGAACTTATTACTAGAGTTGAAGCTCTTGAAGCAAAATAGACTTATAATTATTTGTAAGGTATATTTAAAATAAACAATGGCAATCGAACCTGGAATATATAATTTTACGGTCCAGCGAAGGTCAGATCATACAATTCCGCTTATTTTTAAGGACTCTAATAATGCTGCAATAAATTTAACTGGATTTACTGTAGCTGCACAGGTTTGGGAAGAAACACGCACCACAAAATATGCTGACTTTTCCGTTACGTATACCGATAGATCTGCTGGATCTGTGAGCATTACACTCACTGATACACAAACTGCTACATTTACTCCTGATCTTTTAAAGTATGATGTCTTATTAATTGATGGAGCAGGGTCGAAACAATATTATTTAGAAGGTACAATATTTGTAAGCGAGGGCTACACTTCAACATGAGTTCAGTTAACATCACCACTGAAAGGAACACCGTTACAGTTAATGGTGATACCAATGTTGTTACGGTAGCGACAAGAGGTCCTCAGGGTCCTCAGTTTAGCACTACTGGCTCAACACTTAATGACAACAATAAAGTAAACAACTCTGTAGTGTATTTTGACCAAAGTAGTGGTACATTTAAAGCAGATCAAACTCGCACCGTTGAAAATCTTGTAGACGGAGGAAACTTCTAACATGGCAAACACCTTAAGAATTAAAAGATCTACTGGATCGTCAGCACCTACTTCATTAGCCAACGCAGAATTAGCGTTTACAGAGGGAACTGAAACCCTGTTTATAGGAAAAGGAACAGGTGGAGCTGGTGGATCAGCAACAAGCATTATAAAAATTGGTGGTAAAGGTGGTTTCTTTGATAAAGATACAGTACAAAATGCTAATAAAGTTTTATCAGGTCCGACTACAGGAAGTGATGCTGCACCTACATTCAGAGCATTAGTATCAGACGATATTCCAAGTATTGCTCACACAAAGATCAGCGATTTTGATACAGGAGTTAGAACCAATACTTTAGATCAGATGGCTGCTCCTACAAGTGCAGTTTCATTAAACTCTCAGAAGATAACAGGACTAGCAGATCCTACTGCTGATGCTGATGCTGCAAACAAAGGTTATGTAGACGGAGTTGCACAGGGATTAGATGTAAAAGATTCTGTTGTCGCTACAACTACTGCGAATGGCACACTATCTACTGCGTTTGCAAATGGTCAATCAATAGATGGTGTAACGCTCCAAACTGGTGATCGAATATTAATAAAAAACCAGACTACTGCATCACAGAATGGTATTTATAATGTACA